CCAATCTCCAATGACCATTTTAGGCCACCAATCAGGGATATCAAACGGTGGAATTACATGTATTGCATTCTCTGGTTCATCGGGATAATTTCTATCCCTAAATTCATCAAATACTTGACCCTGATAAGCATCCCAATCACCAAACTTACGCGCTTTACGTTCTGCTTCTGATGGAATACCATCTAATCTAGCAGAATATTCAGGGTCAGCATGAGGATTATCTTCAACAGTTGAATGAACATAGAATCGTTTAACATTACCCTTTCCTACGATTATCTTTCCCCCATCAGGATAGGGTGCAACGAATCTCTTTTTAGTGAATGTATGTCCAATTCCTCCCGGCATTCCTGCTGCTCTGATAATTGCAGGTAACTCAGGAACTTTAGTTCTTACCCTAGTAAAACCGATATATAAATATATGTATTCAGTGAACGAAGTAAGCTCATCTGGTGTAAAGAGATTAATTTCCATTGAGTCATATTTATGAACATCTGATTCTTCTTCACAATGACCTAAGAAAATCATCGCGCCTTCATTTGCACCACCAGTTCCACCGAATTGGTCAGGTCTAGGGAAGGTCCAGACCATATCAGTTTTATTAAAAGTAGCACCGAACTTAGGGTAAATCTCACGGCTTCTTGGGACTATTTCATTCCTTAACTCTGGAAAAGTTCGACGCATGAATACTTGTTTGAAAGTTGGATTCTCATGCCAGCGATGGATGAGTCCATATACAAGTAATACATCTGACTTTCCACTCGCATTCCCTCCACCATAGAACGCTTCAAATATACTAGTAGGAAGTGATAGAAATATCTCCTGCTTCTTATTTGGTTTCCAGAATCCTCGGTCAAATGCCATATTACTTTACGTTGACCTTGTTCTTAATATCTTGTTCAATTCGATTAATCTTCTGAGATACTGTAGCCGCACCTCCAGCTGCTAACAATGCAAGGAGAGTCTGATATGTAGCCTCGTCAATATAACCCATTGCATGAAGTCCCGCGAGGACCGCGACTATAGCTGCGATAATATAAGTCTTGTAACCTTCTAACATCTCTTGTATCTCCTTGATTGCTAATGCAGTTTGGATTACTTCTTTCCACCATTTCATATCGTTTAGTAAGGCTGGATTATCCTTTGCCTTACGAAGTAGTCCATATAGTTTCTGAATTCTATATAAGTTTATGATATTACCCAAACCCATTATTATATCTTCTTTAGAATGACTTTAACTGTCGCCACTCCCATGTTCTGTAAGAATCCCCCTGAGAGTTCGGACATTCCATTCGCAAGCGCTACAGCAACACTATCCGTAAAAGCTAGAATATTAGACTGTTCGAATGATGCCCCAGCGGTTTCACAGAACATATAAGTATATTTATTTGGGAGAGCATAAATCTGCCCTGCAACCAAATCTGTAACTACACCAATAGGGATTAATTCAGTCATTAGAATCCCCTTATAATTACTAGAGCATCCCCGGCGGTACTACGAATAAATGCCCCCGCGACTGGAGATTCACCATCCGTAAGTACCATGTTAATATCGGCAGCAAACCCTACAGTATTAGACTGTTCAAATGCAGCTCCGGCAGTTGAACTGAATAGTATACCAAACTTACCCGGAAGGGCATAGACTACATTCTGAGTAAGAGTTGTAGGAATCCCTCTTTGAATCAATTCTGTAGCCATGACTATTCCTTCGGTTCAAACACCTTCATGTTACGAGAAAAGGTTTCCCACATTAATTCAACTTTAAGTTCAAGTCTACTTATAGCTCTAGTAGCTCTAGCAATAGCTACTAGTATTCCTAGATTAATGCCAGTATTTATTGCTTGAACTAATAAATTTTCAGTAATTACCATTTTACTCTTTCACCTGAACGATATCGAACACTTTTTCACTTCGCATCTGTGGACTATAGAAAATGAATGTAGGTCCACCTGCCCCATTAATCTTAGGAACATCAGGTTCCATATTTTTAATAATAGCAGACATATCTTTAGCTACGCCCGCGATATCTTTTGCCTTAGAGGAATTAATCTTTTCCTCTGTTAAAGCATTAAGAGATATCATTAATCGCTTACGTGCTTTCTTAGCAATACGTAGCTTCGCACCATTGATATAACCTACATCAGGTCTATCATCATAAGTTGAAGTTGAATGTGCGCCTTGACTATAAGCCGAAACTGAGGAAGGACTAACACCGAATCTGTCTGCTAATTCTAGTGCACTCGCTCGACCAGATACTACAGATTCATCACCAATTAGTTTTCTTAATGATTCAGGGACTTCAATATTATTATCACCTCGTCCTTTAGATGGTAGATTAGTTATAATACCTATATCCTTACTTGTGGGCATAGGTGGACAAGGAGACACATTTTCTAACTCTTTATCGAAATCAGAGTCAGATACAATTCCCATTGGCATGATTCGCTCCGTTCATGTGGGATATGAAATCACAATAGCGAAATTATGAAATCACAATAGCATGATTCGTTGAAGCGATAGTATCAGTAATAGTCGTAACACCTGTCAGGTCCAATTCCTTCGTAGGACCAGTCAGTTCGCTACCCTGATAAATCTGAACAACCTGTCGCTTAATATCAATAGTAATTGATGTAACTCCCGCGAGAACTGCTGCTGTAAGCTGTTTCGCCGGACCAGTCTTAGCTGTAACTGTCGCTGTACCTGTTGGCATGTTACTATCTCCTTTTTACTAATATTAATCACGATTTCAGGGCTTCGCCCCCTGACCCTTATTATACACGAAACAGGATGAAAGTCAAGTTTATGAAAGTTCTATAGTTCTAAATGAGCGGAGCGAACCTTTTATATAAATAATTAAAAATATTATATGAGATATTTTATTGTTTTTTTCTGAAATTTTGGGCTAAGTCAGGTGATTGCTACGGGGCAAATTCCATGCCAACTTTTCGTTCAAACTCTGAGCGGTACTCCGGTATGCCTTTTGCTTAGGAAATGATAATGCTACCCGAATTGTAGCCAGTGTCAAAATAATACCCCAAAGAATGTAGTCTGTAAACTACTGATAGGATTGAACTTAGACCTCGTGCCTCGATTCAGGGCAAATCAAGCCCCAATCTATGATGCTTCCGTTAGACTGTTGAGAATATCGACGCGAAAACATTAACAATTCAGCGAGTTCCGACCTCGGGAGTTGGCACAACGGTTGCTATAGTATAGGTTAGTCGAGTTGCTCTTTGAAAACCGAATAATCCCGGACTGGCCTGAATAAAGGACAATCATGCAGACCAAAGTCGGCAAGTTCACGTTCTCAATCCCGGAAGGTCATCCGCAGGCTGGAGAGAAGATTGAAAAGGTCTTCGAATACCAGCTGTGCGACAATGACTCCGAGGCTACTACAACGGTCACTGAGAAGAAATGGTCCGTTGTGGGTATGGTAAACGACATTCTCAAAGCAAACGCCCGCAGCAATGCATATCAGGCCGCATTGCTTCCCTACCGTCCTTCTGAGGTATCCGCCGAGGATATCAAGGAACGAATGATTCGTGACTACATTCGTCTCGGAATCTCCGAGGATACGGCCCGCAAACAGGTTGAAGCCCTTCTAGCCGCTTCAGCGTAATAGGTTTTAGTCCGAGATTATTCGGTTCTTTTTCAAACTATTGGAGGAACTAATGTTAGTCCTGCATCAATGGCACAATATCACGGCATATGGTGAGGACGCCATTATTAGACGCGCTAACCTCTATAAATTGTCGGAATTCTACTACGCTTTGCAGCAAGTAGCACACGGCCTGGCGACTATCACCACTATCGAGGACGCTATTGATTACCTCGAAGGAAATGATAAAGGGTGTGTCAAAGACGAAATCCAACCGAATGAAATCTCCTGCGAGGAATAGTCCCGCCGGGGTCATTTTTTCGCGTGGGGGCGGCAGATTGCTTATCGTAACAATCGAAACTTATAGAGGGGGCGGCTGCATTGCTTATCGCATCGTTCCATCCTATACAATTCCCTTCCATTATTCAGAATATTGGCACGCTTTATGCCGAGCGACAATATTAATTGTCACACGTATGGGCATATATAGATAATGTTGCTTTGAAATGGATAATTAAATTTAATAGTTGAGAAAACTATATGAGTACGAGATATTCCCTTAACCCTCTCGTACTGATTCCTACCTCATTCCTATGCCTTTCCGACTTCATTCATATATCTTTCTTGGGTCCGGTTCTCCTCTAACCCGTTGATTCGACTCGACTTAACCCGACCCCACCCTCTCTAACCCCCGGCCTACCCCCCTATTTCACCCCTATTGTCCTATTCAGATGACACGGCTGGCGGGGTGTTGGGAGTTAGTTAGTTACTATTCTTTTTTTTTTTTTTTTTTTTTTTATTATACTATTTTTTTTTTTATTTAAACATTTTTTTATAAAATTTTTTATTGCTCATATTATTTTTTTCCTAAAATTATTTTATTGGTTAATTAATTTTTTCTTTCCAAAGTTCTTCCCCCCCCCCG